GCGGACACATCCCAAGGCCCAACAGGATGCATTGCGAGGCATCCTGGCTGAAATCGGGATGGCTGACGCCTGTCTGGTGCGAGAGCTTGAGGATGGGTCGTTGATGCTGATCGATGGGCATTTACGGGCCGAGACGGCGGCTGATGCGGTCGTGCCGGTCTTGGTGCTAGACGTAAATGAAGCCGAGGCAGACAAGATCCTAGTGACACTTGATCCATTGGCGGCAATGGCTGAGAAGGATGCCGAGCAGTTGGCAGCTTTGTTCAATCAGTTGGCACAACAGAATGACGCGCTTGCGGCTTTGGTGTGGCCTGATTACGTCATTGATCCACTGCTATCTGCCGATTGGACGCCGCCAGAACAAACGGAGATGCCAACGAAGGAGCAAGCATCTGGCGGTTATGTCTTGCGATTCACTGATGACCAGAGGGACACACTCAGGGATGCAATTGTGAAATATCGTGAATCTATTGAGGAGAATTCATTGACAGATTCACAATGTATCGAGTTGATTTGTCGTGAGTATCTCACCAAGTGACTGCGCCGACAATTCGTCTAGCTCATGATGCAGTCGCACAAGGAAACAATGTATTAATGGGAAAGCATGGTGTTAAGCAGATACCACGCGAAAGAGGCCCAGCATTACTCATCTCGTATGTGTATGTTAAAAATTGGCTAAAGAACAAACACTTGTTTTCGTATAGAGATTGGGTGCTCGATTCGGGTGCGTTTTCTGCTCATCATGCTGGCGTTAAAATCAATCTTCAAGATTACATCGATATCTGTAAACGTCTGAAGGAAAGCGATCCAACGTTGACGGAAGTGTTCGCTCTTGATGTCATCTCGGACTGGAAGGCGACACTGAAGAACTGCGAAGAAATGTGGCGTCAAGGAATAGAAGCCATTCCGTGTTATCACGTCGGAGAACCTGAGCATGTGTTGAAAACCATCGCCAGGGATTATCCAAAGATTGCTCTCGGTGGCGCAGTAGGCTATCGAAAGAAGAATGAATGGGCAAGCCAGTGCTTCTCTCGTGTATGGCCGAAGAAAATACATGGGTTTGGTTTCGGATCTGAAAAGTCGATCATGATGTTGCCCTGGCATTCTGTCGATGCAACCAATTGGGAGATCGGCCCATGTAAGTATGGTCGGTGGGCAAGCATGGATAATCAATATATAAATTGGCGTGGCGCTCAACAGAATCTTCGGGCAGAAGTGGAATGGTATTTACAGTTAGAACAACGAGCGAGGCAGAAATGGTCTGGCGCGATGACGGCATTGGAGCAATCACAAACGAACGTGAGATTGGCTATTGTGATGCCATCGTCAGATAGTCAACGGCATAACTCTGCATTTGGAAAGACATCATGAAAACATTGTTGATTCTTTCTGGCGGTATGGATTCTGCCACACTGCTTTATGACCTGGTGCGTGATGGTGACACGGTCGAGGCCATTGGCGTGAATTACAAGCAACGGCACAACAAAGAACTGAAATGCGCTGCCGAGTTATGTGAGGGACTTGGCGTTCGATTCGATGTGCTGGATGTATCAAATCTCTCATCGTTCCTGACGGGCAATAGCCAGAGTGATCCAACCGTCGAGGTGCCGTTTGGTAAATACGATGAGCCAAATATGAAAATCACGGTTGTCCCGAACCGTAACATGACGATGCTTGCCGCCGCAGGTGCAATTGCGATTGCTCGTAAAGCAGACCGCCTCGCATACGGAGCGCACTCTGGCGACCATGCGATCTACCCTGATTGCCGTCCGGAGTTTGTTAAGGCAATGCAACATGCTTTCCGTGTATGTGATTGGCATGCCCTGGGTCTCTACGTGCCATATATCAATATGACCAAAGGCGACATTTGTAAGCGCGGTACGGATCTACAGGTACCATATGAAAAAACATGGACGTGCTATGTCGGTGGCGAGACGCCATGTGGGAAATGTGGCGCTTGCACTGAGCGAGAAGAAGCGTTCATGTTTGCCGGTGTGCGTGATCCATTGATGGTGGTGTCGTGAACATTACAAAGACGTTCAAGTTTTATGCTGCACATCGTAACGAAGAAATAGGCGGCAAATGTGCATCACTGCATGGTCATCGTTATGGCCTATCAATAAAGGTTGCCGAAAAACGAAATGGCAGCATTACGATGCTCTTTAGTGATATTGAAGCAATGGTGCAGCCGTTACTCGACAAGCTAGATCATTCTTTATTGCTTCATGCGCATGATCCAGCACGCGATCTTTTGATCTCATGTGGTGCCTGTAGTCGCGTCTATGAGGTGCCGTTCCCGACATCAGTGGAAAACATGGCCGAGCATCTATTGAGCGAGTTGCGCTCGACGGGCCTGAATGTGACAGAACTCACACTTCAGGAGACAGACACATCAACTGTGACGGTGACGGCATGAAGCAGTATTCCGTGAATGAAATATTCTGGTCACCACAGGGCGAAGGTATGCGGGCCGGACAGATGAGCGTGTTCATCAGATTCTCCGGTTGTAATCTTCGTTGCCGCATGGAGCCATCAGAAGACTCACCTGGTGGATTTGATTGTGATACCGAATTCACGTCTGGGCGCAAGCTCTCGGCTAACGAGATTATCAAAGAAGCTCATGACGTTGTCGGTAAACCATCATCCTGGTATGACGCAGGACATAAAGCATGGGTAGTGTTGACGGGTGGTGAACCTGGCCTTCAAGTGGATCGTGAATTAGTCGATCTACTGCATGAAGCAGGATTCCTATGTGCCATAGAGACAAACGGAAGTCAGGATGTGAGTGCGCTTGGTCTAGATTGGATTACCGTTAGTCCCAAAGTCGCAGAGCACGCTATCAGGCAGCAGACTGCTGACGAAGTGAAATATGTCCGAGGTTATGGTCAGGGTATTCCGAAGCCTACCTGTCAAGCGACTCATCAATTGTTAAGCCCTGCGTTTAATGGTCACGCATTAGATCAGCGTGCGCTGAGTTGGTGTGTGAACCTCATCATGCAACATCCAGAATGGCGATTGTCGATACAGCAACACAAAGGATGGCAAGTGCGATGACGCCACAGCAAGCCGTTCGTCTGATATTGGAGACGATCGGAGAAGATCCAGATCGAGAGGGTCTGCGCGATACACCGGATCGCGTGATTCGTGCATTGCGCGAGATGACATCTGGTCTACACGTTGATCCTGAATCGGTTATGGGAACCGTATTTAATGAGGTCAGCGATCAGATGGTCGTGGTGCGTGGCATTAGATTTTCGAGCCTATGTGAGCACCATTTATTGCCATTCATTGGCACTGCCACTGTGGGATACGTGCCGAATAATAAAGTGATCGGATTGTCAAAGATCCCGCGATTGGTCAATGTGTTTGCCAAGCGACCACAAGTGCAAGAGCGAATGACGAATCAGATTGCAGAAGCGTTGATGCGGTGTTTATCACCTCTTGGTGTCGGCGTTATGATTAAGGCACATCATGCATGTATGGGATGCCGTGGCGTCTTGCAGCCTGATGCTGAGATGGTGACAAGCGCGATGCTGGGTTGTTTAAGAGAAGATGCGTCAGCCCGTAATGAACTCCTTTCGTTGATGTGAATGAATTATGCCAGGGACATCACGTTCAGGTCGAAGAAGAAAACCTGCCGCCTTGCGTGAGTTGCAGGGATCGCAAACCCGCAAACATCACCGCCAAGAGCCGGAATACAAAAGCGGTGAACCGTTGATCATGCCAGTAATGGTGGCAAGCGACGATATCGCAAGGGCTAAATGGGAACGGTTAGCAGCATTGATGACGAAATCTGGAGTTCTAACCGAAGCCCATACTGAGATGCTGACGATTCTTTGCACGTCCTGGGCTGATCTAGAGCGGTGCCGTGAACAATTCCGGCTCATGAACTATCAGACAATTTTCGTTGAAATGAATGGAGATCAACGACGTGTGAAGAATAATCCACTCGTCGGTCGTATCGAGAAACTGGCTTACCAAGTGGCACGCTTCCTTGGCGAGTTTGGCCTGACGCCGATGACATCAGCGAAGGTATCGGGCGAACGCGCTGTCGAGGGTATCGATCCGTTTGCGGAGTTCCTTGAGGATGACGGCCATACCTACACGCAACGAACACAGTAATATCGTCACATCATTTGCTGAGTCGGTCATATCTGGCGAAGCGCCTGCTGGCGCGTTGTTTCGTCTAGCCTGTGAGCGTCATCTCCGCGATCTGTCATCTCAATCTGAATGGATATTTGACGAGGCGACGGCCTCAAGGCTCTTTCGATTCTTTAATCGCCTAAAGCATTACAAGGGCGAATGGGCTGGTCAGCCGATTGCCTTGCAGCCATTTCAGGCGTTCATGATCGGATCGCTGTTCGGCTGGCGGTCGCGTGAGACGGGTCTGCGTCGATTCCGTCAGTGCTATCTGGAACAGCCGCGAGGTCAGGGCAAATCAACACTCGCGGCAGGCGTGG